GCTGTATAGTCTGCGGAAGTCACCCGGAACTTCATCTCCTCGAAACCCTGCAGCTTGCCTTCGGCGTTCTTGGTGACGAAGTAAGTAGTCAGAATGTCATCGACAAACTGGCTCAGCCCGTCGGCATCCGTCAAATCGGGTGTAATCGTATAGCTGCCGTCACCGTTGTCCGTCCATTCCTTGACCGTACATCCACCTCCGGGAGAGGCACACATACGTCCTTTGAAATAGGTCACACGGTTATAGGCAATCTCCGGAACAAACAGACGTTTGCGGAATATGCCTTCCTCCATCTCGAGAATGCCATTCTTGTCGATGCACCCTCCGGAAATACCGGTGATGAACTCGCCGAACTTGACCCAATCTCCGAAGGTTATGGGGAAAGGAGTGCCGTCAGCTCGGTCTTTGTGAAGGAACATATCCTCCATTCCCTCAACAGAACCAGCTTTGTCCGCATAACCAGCTTTTATCTTTTGGCCATTTACCAGCAGATAACCTTCAATATATGAAAGCAATTCAAGCAAATCATAGTTACGGTGTTTATGACCGACACCGCCGCCAGAACCAAAGATGCGAGATAAAAAGTCTGCGAGGTAATACCCAATTGCAGCTACATTAGTAGTTGACCATTCCTCTGAATATGGATTTTGTATGGGAAATAAGGCCCCCTCGGAAAGTGGTAAGCGGGAAAATTCAGCAAGCCGAGGGGGCACCGTAAAAGAACCGACTTCGGGAACAGTGATGTTAAGAATATCTGCCGGAAGATCAGTTCTGGGAAGATTTAATAGAGGACGGGCATCCGCATACTTAAATGTGAATGTATAATTACTCGGTATGTCACGATCCGTAAAGCTGACATTACTTTCCATTACGACTATCTGCCGCAAATAATTACCTGCATACAGATATTTGTTCTGGGATGGGAAAAAATCAAGCAACCATTTGCGTTCATTATCATTTAAGTATCCGGTATTCTTTTGAAATTTCCTTTCGGTATCCACACGATACTCTTGGAAACATTCATCAGTTTCCGCTATATTATGAGTGTGCTCCCCATTAAGAGTAGTGACACCGTAAGCCCGAAAGGTATCTATGCCGCCCAACGAATTCTCGAACAGTACCCATTGTTCCTGCTCGGAGCGCATATCCTCAGCATAGTAACGCTGTATATATGTAAGACGCTGGCCGGAGGTATTCTCGACCCATACATCATAATATGCAGGTAATTTATGCCCCAGCCATCCCGCAACGACAGAGTATTGTAAAGGCATTGTATAAGCTATACCTGGCATCAACTCTGTAACAGTATAATCTGTCTGAGATTTAACAGTTCCAGACTCGTCCGTAAAGTAAGCGCGAAGTTTGACTGTACCGGCAACCACAGCATAGTAGGTTAGGAACTCCGGAGAATAATACGTAACCGGTTTAACATTCGGTTGCCAGGTAAGAAAATTCTGTGTCAGAAAATTTGTGGCTGAGTCTGCCAGGCGATCCACTCCACCACGCACTACCCGGAAATTGACGGTGTCCATGTCAATTAGAGCAGAAAAATCGGCAACAAGATCTGCCTGTGTATAAACAATGCCAACATCTGAAACAATAGTTTGCAGTGATTCATGCACCATCTGGCGTAGATCTATCTGCACTTGGCCGTTCTTATCCGTCTGGTAGCTTTGTGAAAGTAGCACTTCACCGTTTTTCTTCAGAGTGAAGGTTACGGTCTCAGCTGTAGACTGTACGATGATCGGTTTTAAGTTCATCGAGAGCGAAAGTACATCTGGTTGTTGCTGGATAGACATGCTTGATTTCTATTTTTGATTTTATACGCAAATTTATGCCACACATGACCGGTATGAAAGGACAACCAGCTTTCCTTACCTGCATGGCTTCAGGGCAAAGAACGCATGCCGGTAAAACCATTGGCCGCCGGTTCCGTCCACACGCCCCGAACGGTAGTAACTGTACCAAACTTCACGCTCGTACCATGTACCTCCTTGCACCACTTGTGAGGCCGTTGGTGCCGGAGGAAAAATGCTGGGACATTTCACGGTTGTCTGTGGAGTGAAACCGGCGGCTTTCCAATGCTCCTCATCCACCGGACTGGAAGTCCCAATCTGTTCCCAATAATATTCCGGACGATCCATATCTATTATTGGCGGCAGGCAAGCCGGACGTTGAAGATTGGTAGTAAGAAGGGTGCATTCAGCAGGACGGTTCCCACCTCCAAGAGTAAAACCGACCTTGTTTGGGAAGCACTTCACTCCTTCAAACAGTACGGGGCTATGTACACGGAGCGTACTCTTCAGGGTAGAGGGCAGAAGGAACTGGGCACTTACGTTATTCAACGAATGACGGAGCAGCAGGTCGAACTGCCGCCAAAAAACTTCGTATATTCCACCGGGTGCATTGTACAATAAAGAATAGGAATCCTTCACGGTGACAGTGCCGACAGACACGTCTTTCATTGGTCCCGTACCGGGCTGCACGAATGCCAGTACCGGCTTCTGGTCGTGCCGGTCAGTCTTGTTCCCTTCGGTAGCGCCTTCTCCGCTTTCCTCCTCTTCAATGGAACCGTTACTGATGACGATGGTACTGTTGAGTGCCCTTGCTTCTCCGGCATACAGAGCACTCCTTTCCAGGGTAAAGGCTGTATAGGCATTGCCATTACGGTCAGTGCCGTATTCGGTATGGAAGGTTGCCGTGGCAGGACAAGGCTGGCAATCAGGTACAGTAACCTCATATTCTTCCAGTCCGTCATCTGCAAAATAAGGGATATTCCCCTCGCTCAACAGTTCGGAATAATCTCCCACGGCATGTCCATCCCGATAGTAACAGCCGTTACTCGCATTACAATAGGCGGTGGGATACTTTTCCTTCAATTCCTTCAGACTGTCGAAAGAGTTACAGTCGGTCAGTGAAGTGGCTGAAGAGAGCTTCAGTTGGCGTCTTGTGGCATACTCGACAGACGGGTGTCCGTCCATAAAGAATGTAAGGTCAACCTGCGGCTTTTCATCCAGCAATTCATTGAAGAAACGGACAGCTACGGTCCGCGCGGCTTCATCGGGTATAAACTCACAACAGAACTTCTTGCGGAAAAGGTCTATAAGGTCCGAACAGAGGCAGTCGGGCACCAGGTGCGCCAGAAGAATATCCCCGTTGACCAGAGTGTCCATGGTGGTGTTGATGAATACCATCCCGTTGAATGGGGGAGTCTTATCAAAGAAACCCTCCAGCAGTTCATATCCGAAATATGCAAAAACACGGCGTAAAACGTATGTGCATCGGATAAAGGGAGTGATGTAGTATCCGGGGGTAAGACTGATGGTGCGCCCGTCCACCTGCTCTGTACGTGACCAGGCATTGTACAGTCCGGTCACGGTACGCCCATTGTTCAATGGCGTACCGTCAGCCTCCATTTCTGCCATCGCATTGAGTACCCGTCGTTCACCGTCCATCTCCACGATAGCGGGGAAAATGGAAAAGTTCGGGTCCGTGTTTGTCCGCAAGCTCCAGCACCAGGCAATACCCTGCTCGACAGTCTGTACTCCGGGGACTGTTTCCGAACCGAACACATCAGTTAAAGGGGTACGCTGGAGGCGGCTCAGGAAACTTCCCTCATTCATGTAGAAGGTGGTTGTGATACCTTCGTTCCGACGGGCTCCCAATACGGCCTGGCGGCAGGTGCAGAAGTATTCCCCGTCGGTAATGGTACATTCGATATCGGTAGACGGACGCTCAAGGTTCGCCAGCTGTTCGGGATTCCCCGTCAGACGACGGTTCAGAGGTGTGTCCGGTAATGTGACCGGCAGTGTCTGCTCACCGTACTCATTGAAGAAGAGATTCGTCCGTTCCACTTCAAGGCATGTGTCGGGAGAAAGCTGGTAGGCCTCGCCGGTGGGGATATGTACTATTTTCATAATATGATACTATTTTTTTGCTATGTTACGCGAACGGTTCCGCAATTCCTGCTTGCGTTCAAGTTCTGAGAGAGTGACGGATGCAGGGATACCCTCTTCATCAATGCGGATGATTGCATTGGCCAGGCGTTCCATCAGTCTTGGGGGCAGTGAGTTCCCTGGTGCGTTTGGTGGTACCGGAGCCGTAGCCTTCGGGGTATCTATGGACCCGCCGGATGAATACCCGGCCATTCGTGCGCGGATTGCCTGGTTAAGGTCAAGCGTACGGATGGTACCGGCCTGCTGGGACTTATCCAGTATATCCAGGATTGGTGCAACAGTGGGATTGCTTACTGCAGCATTGCTGGCCACCCATTCTTTGGATTGCCCGAAAGGGCCTTCACCTACAATGACAGTAGGACGGTCTATGAATCCCCGTGCATCCGGGTCATAATCCGCATCAGGAAAGAGTTTCCCATCCTGGGCACGCCGGACATCAATCTTGCCTCCGGACTGACGGCCGGTGGCAATACGCGCACCGGTACCGGAACTGCTGGAATTACTGCCGGAAAGAGTCATATTTTTGATTTTATCCCGTTCAGCTTTGGCACTGGCCAATTGTACGGCTCCGGTCACACCCATAAGGGCTGCTGCGATGGAACCCGCAATCGGTCCCAAATCAGCATATGCTTTCATGATTGATACAGCTGTATCTGCGATGATTTGTGATGCCTTGATTGCAAAATTCACGTCCGCATATTTTTTCTGTATATCAAGCTTTCTCTGGGCCTTTTCGTTTTCCAGACGTTCCACTTCTTCCGTATTACCTTGGGCTGCCTCAATTTCCGCATCATATTTTGCATCGACCTGGTCCATTTCCGCTTGCTGCAATGCTTGAATGGCCCCGGAAAACAGACTGGAATAATAGTCAAACTGCTTTTTATAACTGTCCCGTTTGAGGTTCTGGACGGCTTGCTCATATTGTTCTTCAGTCAGAAATTGCTGTTCACGTGCGAGCCTGAGCTGTTCCAGTTCCGCATTGAACCGTTCCTGCTGTGTAGACAAGCCATACTGGTCACGGATGGACTGGATGCGTTGTTGATGTTCGGATTCAAGTTGTTCCTTAGCTCTAAGGTAGGCACTGTCCAATTCTGTCGTATCAAGATTGTTTTTCTCAGCCATTTCCTTACGCGCCTGGTAGGATGCCTCAAGAACCTTGAGTTGCGCGGCATAGTCTTCATCAACTGTAGTAACCTTGAACTCTGATTTGAAGTCCTTGACAAGTGTATTCAGCTTTTCCTGCAGTGAAGCACGCTTGGCATTCGCCGCCTTCTCCGCATTAATGACACGTTGATTGGACTTCCGGACGAGATTTTCCTTGGTTTCTGCATTGGAAATGGCCATGGATATGGCGTCCTCATAATAAGACTGTTCTATGATGAGCCTATTTTCCGCATACGATTTTTCAAGTTCGAGTACCAGCATTTCATGTTGTTCCTTACTCATTTTTCCTGATGCCAGAAAAGCTGAAAGAGCGGCAAACGATTCATTATACCATTTCTGTTGGGATTGCAGTTCTTCCTCCCTTAATGCTTCAAGAGACTTGGCGGCTTCCTGCTCCGTAGAGACTTTTGCTTTCTGCTCTTTTTCTGCAGCCGACTTTGCTTCTTTGGCAGCCTTTTCAGCCTTCTTCCTGGTCGCGTCAGAGTCCTCTGCCGGGAAACGTTTGTTGTATATTTCCTGGGCTATTTCTACATACTCACCGGCTGCGTCCTTGTTGTTCTTTATCCAGGCTTGCAACTGAACCTTCTCCATCTTGTTGAAGTTCTGGCGTGCTTCTGCAAGCTTCTGCTGGTTCTTGACGGTTTCTTCAATAGTCTGGCCGTTCAGTTGTTTCAATTTCTCTTCGGCACCCAGAATGAGGTCACCATACTTTTTTATATCCTGCTCTATCTGTGGGAGAGCTTCAGTATTGATGTATGCTGTCGGTGCCGCAAACATGCCGTTGCTCTGGAAAACAGTCCTTCCACCTTGTTTCTGCTGTTCCAACAGATTCTTATATGCCTGGCGGTATTCTTCCAATTGCTCTGTTGTTTCCCGGATGGCTTTCTGATTCTCAAACTTTAGCAGCGCCCTTTGTTTCTTAAGGAATTCCTCCACCTTTTCGCCTGAAATTTCGATGGCATTCCCGTACTGGTCGAATGCTGTCGCTGCGCCAGGTACCATGTTCCTTATCTGGGCTATGACACTGGCCAACTCTTTCTGTTCCTCAGCGGAACGGGAGGACTTGCCGGTCAGTTCCTCGTATCGGTTCAACAGTCCCGGCAATGCGCTCTCAAGCTGCACCATCTTGTCGAAATGGTTCTCGTAAGTTTCCGTATAAGTGGCGAACATTTCCCCAAGTTTAGTGAAGAATCCATTGGCATACTTCAACATGGATTTCCAGAACGGCTCCAGCTTTTTCCCCACTTTATTGAAAAAGGCATCCATTGTGTCTCCAAGGTTGGACTGGATTCCTTCAAGTTCCTGCATCTGCACGGCCATGGAACCGGCAATGCCGTCGACACGACCGAGAGAAAGAAGATAATCCTTGATGGCATCCTCAGAATTGCGCACTTCGGTAGTCACTCCTCGGAAAGAGAACTTTGTAGTCTCCCCGGATTTGGAAGCCTTGATACCGAACTCCTTCAGACGTTCGTTCTCCCCGGCCATCGCATCAAGTATAGCCTCAATGAGCTGATCGACGGACTTTCCTTGGGAAGCGGCAAGGTCTCCCATGTTGACAAGCTCCTGGCTGGTAGGCTTGACTCCACGATTAACCAACTTGATATATGCTTCAGTCCATTCCTGCAAGGACGATGGGGTGTCTGCTGCCAATTGCTGAAGCATCTTCATGGCATCATTGGCCTTCTTCTGCGACTGGAAAGTATTCCGAAGGACCGCCTCGTATTTGGCGAATTCCTTGCGTGTCTCGTATGCCTGGTTATGGACATCCTTAAGCCATCCGACAACCTTAACGGCAATGAAAGCCTTGGCTGCCATTTTTAACTTGGACATCCAATTCACGCTGTTGCCGAACTCATTGTTCATGTTGTTACCTGCGCTGCGTAACTCGCTCATACGGGCACGGACTTCTCTGAGACGGGTATTGAGCTTGGCATATTCTTCCGGATTCGCAGATTCAGTCATATCATCCAAAGCAGCGGAAAGCTCCTTAGCTTCTTTCTTGAGCTGTCTCATGGTGAGATCGTTGACTTTCAAGTTACGGGTCAGCAGACTTATTTTCCCATTGTTTTTGGAAATTTTGGCAGTATAGTCTTTGCACTCTTTCGCAAGGTTCTGATAGTCTTTCGTGTTCTTTTTGCCTTGGGCTTCGAGCTCCACCATAGCCTTGCGGCGTTCGGCCTCTTCCTTTTTCAAAGCCTTGGTTTCCTTGGTCAGTGTATGCAGCTCTTCCTGAAGCTTGGAACTGTCACCTGAGATTATGAGTTTGATTTCGTCTTCGGATAAATGCTTTTTTGCCATAATGTTACCAATTTGAAGTATTTTCGTATTGAAGTGCCTGCTCCAGTTCCTTGCGAATATTGGTACGAACTTCTTCCGTGAAACCGTACTTTATTTCCGGGAATGTCTCATGATACAGCACTCCCCAGACCACCCGGTTATAAAGAGCAAGATTACGGTGAATATGACGGGAAATACGGTCACTGGCTCCACGGCGGTAATGGATGTCAAGGAAGCGGAGATATGGGAATATACGCAGATAATAGGCTTGTTTCGTGTCTGATTCCTGGGTAGTGAACGGACGTTTCTGCAGATGTGCCACCAGGTCACCGGACTGTGAGTTGAGATATCTACGCACAACTTTTTCTTGTGTCTCATAAATAAGGTTGATGCCTTGAGACATTATATCATGGACAAAACGTTCTCTGACAAGCTGGTCTGTAATCATATTCACTGTTATTTCCAGCGAAGATAGAATAGGGGAGGGGGTACGGAAAGGACATAAAACGAAGGGGTAACTATTCATCACGAACAATTACCCCCTATATGACAGTAGTATTTAGTTTTTCGCTTGGAGCATCCACCGGAAGTCCAGCCCTGATGAACCAGGACGGTTCTGGTATTTATAACCGGCATCAAGCATGGCTTGATGAACCTGCTCCTTACTAATTTGCGCTCCAGGATCAATACGGCGAATGGCGTCGTAGACTTCATCCGTAGTGAACCAGTGGGTGGCATGGCGTGCATCTGGAGCTGGTTTGAACGATGCGGACAAGGATGCTATATGGATACTGATATCGGTAATTTTCTGTTCTTGCTCTTTATTTTTCATTTTGTCCTCCTTTCTCATTAACATCAAGCGCATGCTGCAGGCAGGAAATGATTTCACGGGCATCTTCCGCAGAGATGTCACACATCACAAAGTTACCATAATAAGCAAGGCAATATTTATACTCACTTGTTTCAGTTCCTGTGCAAAGACGTTCGGCTTGAACATAAATGTCTTTTTGTGTTATAGAATTGATACGGTTCATTTGGCACCTCCTTTCTGGCACTTCTTTGCCTTATAAACGCACAATGCAGTGACCACAACCAATGGTGGGAACACCATCCCGGCACATGCCCATAGGATGGCGCGGAAGTACCAGTGGTCTGCTTCGGTCTTGACTTCGCAGTCGGGAGCCAAAGCACGGTAGTAACGGCGCTGGAGGTTATTGACTTGCTCGGTAAGAGCGTTAACGGATTCGCCCACGGTAGGGATGCCGGAGGCAGGCACGTTGAGAGTGCCTTGAGATAATGTTTTCATATACAATGATAGTTTGGCTGTTAAAGGCAAGTTTTCTTACATCTTTTTGGATGCAAGAACGGCTGCCTAATCCCGAGTCGCCAAACTATCATTGTATAACCCCGAAGAGCATATAATGTGGGAAAAAGACAGCCGTATTCGTTCACGTAAGTAAACTTCTACTAATTCGTATATGAATCTGCAATGCAGACCTATGGACATAAAAAAAGCCCAATTTCGTATTGAGCATCTAACCGGATGCTTTTCGGTGTTGTACACAACAATAGTTTGGCATTGCAAATATGGTGAAAGTTTTTGGAATGGCAAAAGAAAAAGGTTATTTTTGGATAAATCTATCAGCTGGTTCCAATCATCATCATGATATGCTTTTTATCGGGTCTGATAATAGGACTCTTGATAGGCTTCCTATAAGTGCAAATATACCCTATTTCTGCACATGTTAAAATTCTCATGTGCAGAAAATGTATTTTTGTTCAATGAAAAAAGGCCTCCATTAGCAGGAAGCCTTTATTTATGATAGGAAATGCCGACTCAAATATTGTCTAATATAAAATCTGCCGGAATACCGAAATTGTCCCGTAACCGTTTTACAATATTGAGATTAAGAGGACGACGACCATTGAGTATATCGCTGACCCTTGACTCAGAGATACCGAGACGCCTGGCTGTCTCTTTCTGCTTTATATTTTCTGTCTCCATTTTTTTACGGATGGCATCAGTAATCAAGGTTGATACCCTCCCAGGCAGAGGATGATATGCAGCTTCCCATTCACTGATAGCTTGAGAAAGCACGATATATCTTTCCTTTTCTTCTTCACTCAGCAATTCCATATCTCCCAAGTCTGTACCTTTAACAGTGATGGCTTCCATTTCCGCTTGATAAGCACGGAATTCTTTATCAGTCTTTATTTTCATAACACGTACCTCCTATATAGTTTTTATTTTTTTCTCATCAATAGAATCATAATCAGCGTGAGTGCCGACAAAACGGATGTCAACATTACCGGCAAAAAATACGACTAAAACGATGAGACGATATTTGTTGCCTCTGATATTGAATACATAACGGTTATTTCCTACATAATCTGCAGACAAATAGTCGTTTTTCAAATCATTATGGTTTTTCCAGGATGCCTTTGTTACTTCGTCCACCCATTTTTCCAAGGCAGATTGCGCATCGTTATGCTTTCTACAGAACTTTTCTAATTTTTCAGAACCCGTTATATTCATGTTTCTTTTATTTGTTACAAAGGTACATATAAATTCCCAAACAGAGAAGTTTTTTTCTTTAAAATCTTCCCTTTTTGGGAATTATTTAACATTATGGTTACTGCTTATATACCCGTTGGAAAGCAAATCCTCAAAAAAATGCTCCGGGGTATCAGCTCGGACTACATGCCCCGTCTGGTCATGGAAACGGTCGGCGAAATGGTACATATACTCCTGGTCAGTACATTCACTGTCGAAACGGCTGCTTTCACGGAGTTTGGTTACAAAGTCTGCAGGGCAGGAGGCGGCAATTATACCGCCATCCTGCAAAGTGTAAGTTGTCATCATATTATGCTAATTTTTTGGTTCTCAATTTGAAAAATACTTTTTGGTCGGCTGTCAGAAAGGGGATATTTGAAAGCGGGCATCCCGAATTCACCATGCCATGTTTTGCAAAGGTAATCATGTTGGCGGCAAACCGTATCCAATTTTCCATCTTTGTGAAATTGGTGGTACCCGAATGCTGGCGAAATTCAACTGTGCGGTGGCGTGCGTAAGCCTCAAGGTTCAATTTGTGGTAGCGGTCGTTTCCAAAGGCTGAACGTAGCTGCATGATGTTCTCTGCCTCCGTTATGCTGCGTTCCGAAATTCCGGTAAGGCATTTGCAATATCTGTTGTTCCGGCGGGTACCCGGCATAAAGGAGTCGATTACCGGTTCGAGGCGGCGGTAAGTTATTGCAAGGTTGCGCCAGGTTTCAATGGTAAAGTCTGCAGCGTCCATGTGTATATGAAGGCCGCAGCTGTCGTTCACCTTCACATTGCAATAATCGAGCACCCAGCATACCTTCTGAAGTTCCTGCAATCCGGCTTCCCCTTCAAGTATCGGGCTTACCAGCTCGAAAGTATCGTTCCCTCTAAGACTTCTGTCTGTAACCAGCTTCCAATGGTCGCGGGTGTTATGGTTGTAACCTTCCACTGCAACTGCAATTCCGGCCTCACGAAGTTCACGGGCAAGAACTTCCTTTTCGCAGTTATATGCCTCTATCTCGATGCCGAAACGTCTATTGAAAGTATAGTCCAATTCGGGGCAGGCTGTGATGACCGGTTGCTGGCCGAATCTTCCGGCTTCCAGCATTTTCTTATATACGTTCTGCACGAAACCGTAATTTCCGTTTGTTACCAAATCGGCTACCTGGCGGCGGGTCAGACCTAAAAGAAGGAGCTGCTGTATCTTTGCCGTCTTTGTTATGCTCTGGTTAAGAATGTTTGTAACTTGTTCGTTCATAATGTTTTATCCTTTATTTTTCGTACAGCTAAGGTAACACTATTAACGCGCATAACGTAGTAATATCTTGTTTATTATCAGTGTATTAGCTTTATTTTGCTTGAGTAAAAAAATGATTATTTCTCGTGGTAGGGATGACGGAAAAGAGTAATCAGGAGTAGCTCCTGACCGCGAACTTCGACAGCCACGCCCAGGATGGAAATAAACAACATGAACAAAAAGTTTCTGAACCATTTAATGGTCTGACATCTGCTACTCACTAAGGGATGGTTTGACATTAAACAAATCGGTTGCTGCAGAACTGAACATGAGTGTCCAACCTATGGATTTGAATTCGGATGAGACAAAAGGGATAATGTCATGATTCTCCGATATCTTATCAAGCCATGGTAAATCCTCAGACCGTGAATCGAGAATAAGCCTTTTCCGAAGTGCCGCAAGGAGAGACAAGGTCATTTCCGAGGCAATGGCCGTCTCAACCATGTCTGCGGAATCCGAAACTTTCATAGCTATGGTAGCTGCAAGTTTCTGGCTGTCAAGAATGGAGTTGTGTGTGTCACGGCTTGATGTGAATTCTCCGAAATCCACGAACAGATAGTTGCCGGTAATATTATCGACGCGCTTCTTTACGTAATCGTATGACTGCCCGAAAACAAGATTCTCAAGTTCGGGCATTATCGGTTCCGGGAGTTTTTTGACATACCCAAGCAGTTCCGTATATTGGATAAAGTCACTTGAGCCGTTGGCGAACATGGAGACAACCCCTTCCTTTTGGGGAAAACGGGCAAAATATCTGAGTAAATCAAGTATCATAGGATTTCATTTATTATGTGGATTGGAAGTCTGACTTCTCTGGCAATATCCGCTTTATCCATTTTGGCCGCATGCAGGCTGCGCACTGTATCAATAATTTTCTTCCGGAGGATGGTCAAATACTGGATGACATTCATCTGTTCGATGGTTTCAATATCCCCAAACCCGTCTGAACTCAAGTTGTACAGAGACTCAAGTGCACCCGTGGAAATGGCAGAAACTTTGGTCTCCTCAAGTTCTGTAAGCAACTTGAACTCAGTTTTGGTAAACAGATAATTGGTGAAGGCCTGAAAATTGAAGGCTATGGAAATAAGCTCATCCATCGGCATCCCAGTGAACTTCTGTGCCAACTTATGCGCTCCGGCAGATGAATACCGGTCCGGATAGTAAAGGATAGCGACCAATAACGGAAGCTGTTCTTTCGGACATCCAAGGAGACCACGTGCCTCAATGAACTGGAGTGCCGTAAGCGAGCAAGTAAGCCGGTTGAACATGGTTTCTATATTATAGGCAAAAAAAGTTTCATCCTCAAGATGTATCGCCGGAACCAATTGTTTGCAGAAACATGAGTCGACTGCATATTTGTAGTCCAGTCTGTCCAGATACCTGGATATGGTTATTCCATGCAACCGGTGTGGTGGTATCTTCTTACAGAGTCTGTATGTTTCAGAATCCAGTTCCTGGAGTGCTGCATCATTATCCGGATAGACAATTGTGAAGGGAAATGTCACTTGCTCTGCAAGCCAGGCCACATTTGCCCATCCATCCGTATTCCTTATTTTTTGAAGATTCCATCCCATAATTCGGCAAACATAATTCACACGAACCATGCCGACGGATATTTTTCCATCCGCAAACCTTTGTATATCACGCATGAGTGCTTGGAAGTGATAAGGAGTTAATCCATCCCAGGAATTGGGGATGCTGTATTGCATTCCTTTTGCTATAAAATCTATTGTCAACATGGCATCAGCATTATTATGTCGTCCGGACGGTTAAAGGATGTGTTCGTATCTACAGAGCCGGAACTGTCCGTTGACAAAAGCAGATCTATATTGGCCAGTTCCCGCTTCACCTCTTCAAGCAGAGAGTCTGACAGAGCAAGTAAACGTTCTTGCTCTTGAGTACCATATCGCATAACTTTTGAGTCTTCAAATAAATTGCGAATCGTACTTGGAAAATCGAGAATATCAAAACGCCGCAGGGCAATGGCTATGGTCTGCTTGGCGAGGCATCGTTTGAGCAGACGCAGTATCTCTTCCTTTTTTTCTGCCCGCTCAAAATAGGCCGATATCCCGTCATCCAGCGCTTCGCTCTGGATCGGTATAGTCCGGAAAAAGAACAGATAGGACATGTCTATCGTATACAGCATGTCGAACTCCTCCGTACTCTTTATTTTAAGAACATCAAGCATCTTCTTGTATCTCGTTTCTTTCCAGGAGGGCACGGTCTGACTGTTATCAAGCAATTGGATGACAGTATCCATGGCATTATAATAGTTCTCAATATACGACCTGCGCATGCTTTCCTGCTCATGCTTGTATATATCGACATCATCCTTACGCTTGGATACAACATCAAAAATGAGCTGTTTGGCCATGGTCAGATTGGCCATCGCAAGACGCAGGGCCTCCTTCAATTCGCCCTCGTCTGCCGTCAGTTCGGTGTAGACATCTTTGGTAAGGATGATAACCATCTGCTTTTTCGCAGAAATGGCAGACGAATTGAGCTGGTCGAAAGTGACATTGCTCTCTGCATAGGGAGCATACTTCCGAAATTCCGAAATGGTGGTAAACAGTTCTTCCAATATTCTCATGACTGTTGCTGATTTAGTCTGTTTTGAGGTGAAACATCTTCCTGGCGTGCCGGAACTTCGCGATAGAATCCAAGACGGTACCCCTGGCTGTATAAATGGGGAAAGTTTATCTGTATGGCCATATTGAACGGTTCGGAGCAGATTTCGTCTTCCGATGTCAGTGACATAATGTATATCAGATAGTTGTAATACGCATCGGCTCCTGATTTGGATATGACCCCGTCCTTGCTGACACTGGATATGGAGGAGTCAAGTCCCACGCTTGACAGCAGCACCTCATCGGCGCGTTTGTCATAGGATATCAAGGCATCGATATATTCCTTGTATTTCAAATCAACCGTCTCTATCTTCCAGCGTTCCTCTTCGCCCTGGCTGTTCTTGAAGCTGATTGTCGCATACGCCTTACCCTGGTTGTCTGCACCGGACAGATAGCGGGAGATCTTGCGCAGTTCAGACTGCAGATACTTTATCAGGGTGGATTCCTTGAATTCCGAACCAATCACGATGCCATTGTACATCAGTTCTTCCTCATTGTTTTTCTTGCGCCGTTTATTCTCGTCGCAGAGTTTGGTTATCTGGATCCTCTTGGACTCAAGCCAGGCATTGGGGATGACAATGTGTATCTTGGCGGCAAGCGAATTACGTAAAAAGGAGTTGATATAATCAGCCGTATCGTTGGAACCCTTGATGTAGGAGCGGGTACCGGCATGGGTTTCGTTCACACCGTAGAACTCATCCACGGATTTTTCCCGGTGATGGGAAATGGCCGCGAATCTGTAATTGGCAAGCTCCGAAAAGGAAAACTTCGGATAGATGCGGAAAGTGGATGTGCCATACCCCCAACGCCCTACGGCAATGTAGCGGAAATCCCGGTAGTAGACAACATCTGTCGCCACATCCTTCTTGGTGGTGGCCAGCCGGCAATGTCTGTTCTCCATGGATTCAAGGCCGGCAACGGGCATCGTCCCTCTTGCTTTTCCCTTTGTGAAGCGCCACTTTACGAAACAGTCCCTGAAATAGTAGTAGTTCTTGATGATTGATTTGGCCACTTCCTTATAACCCGATTCAAGACCGCGCTGTTCCCAACTGTTGAGCCAGTCCATGATTTCCGGACAGTCAACCCACTGTTTCTGAAGTTTCCCGTCCACGATTGCCGGCTTGTACACGGCAAGCCCATGGCCATACAGCATGCTGACCTGCTTGGTAATCAGTCTTGGCAGAAGCCGGTTCTTCTTTATGTCGGACGCGACTTCCTCGCATTTCATGTTGTTGAAGCCACGGCTGCACACCTGGAATCCTTGGATGCTCTGCCACTGCGTATCCGGAAGACTTCCTCCACTCAGGGGGAACATCGGGTCCGGTTCCAGGACTGAAGCCATTGGCATGTCTCCAATCTGGAAGGATATTACATTGTCATCGTCAAGATAGCAACCGAAGTTGCCTACCATTTTGAGATTGCTTTTACTCATAACCAATCTATTTTATGAAGTTTGAAACCATCTTGAGGAAAGCCCATGTACCTGATGAGAATACGGTAGCACATCTTGGGTTCCCCGTCTGCGTCTGTAAACAGAAAGAAGTTGTCACTGTCTATACTGAATCTTTCTTCAGGCAGTTGAGTACGCCATCTGCATCCTTCTTTAACTGTCAATGTGGCTGATGCCTCCCCCTTATGCCTGGAACACGGGAAGAAGGCAATGGTAAAGCAGCCGTTAGGCAGTTTTGATATCTCTTTGGCCCATTGCATCGCTTGAATACCGGTCATTGTCATTTCCATGCCCGAAAGTAGCAGGTTTCTACTGTGGGAAAAAGGACGGGAAGCACCCTCCGTCATATTTCCGAGGAACCTCGAAGAATGCCTTGCAACTCCAAAACTCAGCGGTGCGTGCTGAACAGCGCCTCACGAAGAAAACGCTTTCCTTTTTCAAAAATATAAAAGTCTGGTTTCCAAATGAAAAACGTTTGTTTTAATGTCAAACGATACCATTATTGTATCTTTACTGACTATTTTTATAGTGAAAAACAGCCATTATATAGCCAGATTATCAGGTAAATTGTCCGGCATGGACGATAATTCACTCAACACTTTATTTCCATAACGCCCGAAAAGAAGATAAATCAGGGCGCTGGGAAGCTGCGTTGTCAGTCCGGCCTGGTTCTTGAGGGGCACTTTCTTTTCCGACGATTTGTCCAGCTCGATGCGGCCTTCCGTCTTTTTCAACGGTGACAGCATGATGGCACTGCAAAGGTTCCTGCACTCGTTCTCGTCTATCAAAACTTCCGGCAAGGCATTGCTCCGGCCTCCAAACATAAGAAGCAACAACTTGAACTGTTGCCAATGATATACGGTGGCCTGCCCTTCATTCATCAGTTCCACCTCAAAGCCATAACTTTCCAGCTCACGCTTTAGGGCACGGCTGTCGGTGGTAATCTGCTCCAGTTCCTCGCGGCGTTTGTTCCCGGCGCGGTCAGGATAGAGGATGATACGCTTATTCAGAGAATCAGCACCGAAAAACTCATAGAACTGACGGGCGAGTTCAGGCTGTTCATCCGGGTAGCAGCAATAGAACTCTTTGATTATGCGGAGCCGGCGGCCGTATTCCTTTTCCTGCCCGACAACAAGGCTGGAGAAGTGGCCGGGGTCATATCCTACCAGTAGCTCGTCACGCTTGTTGTAGTGCTTCAAATAGCGGGCTGTGAGTAGAAAATGTTCCCGTAGGTCAAGTCGTAGAATGGATTCATAAATATAGCTGTCTGCATACTGATGTTTCTCCTTGTTGTAGTTGGCGAAGAATTTGTTGATAACCTCCTTATGACGGATAGCGCAGATGGAAGTGAGGAATTCGTCCATATCCAAGGTCTCAAGCTGCGTCTTGAAGAACTTCGGACCAAGAATATCCTTGTTGCAGAAGGAACTGGCACGGACGTACAACGTGGCGTTACGGCGCATGTCTGCCAGGCGGGGCTGCCATAAGGATATGATGCGGTCCTGCCTGATGATTTCAAGACGGATACGCTCAAGGGTAACGGGGTTAGTCGTTTCCCTTTGTGAGTTTATAAGCTTGTATTTATGATAGATAGCTGCATTCACATGAAGCGCGACTGTAGATATTTCCTCCATCAGTTTCGTATCCATGTTCTTTTCATACTCCTCGAACCAGTCATCTTCACCGAGATCCACACGCGCGGTATCGGATACGCCCGTGATACCTTGGTAATAAGGTGACCGGCGTATTTCGGCACTGGCACCACGGAGGGAAGGGAACAAGCGGGTTTTCAATTTCTCCCCTTTGTTGTGTTTCATCTCTTCAATGATGGCGTGGACGGCAGAGCGTCCGGCAACGGACTCCGGCTGATCCGAACTTACCAACTGGATGTGATGGCCATCCCGGAAAACGACACTGTGTTTGGGGTAGGATATGGGATATCGGGGCTTGCGGAAATGAGAAGGGAGCTTATTTTCGCCCACCACATAATCGATGCCATACTCCAGCATGGAGCGCACCTTCCCACCTACGGTGACTTCCCTGGAGAAATAAGCCTGAAGGTTGGGCCATACGTTCGTCATCAAGGCAACGTAGGTCTTATGTACCAGGAACGACAGCTCGCCTGGCATGTCATTGGCCACACGGATGATGCGAGGGCCGGTGATACCTTCCGTCTTACCACCCGCACGTGCCACCTCGGCAAATATGTTGTTGGCATCAATGACATTGACCAGTATCTGCATCTGGTTCATGTAGTATTCCTCAAACCGGGAAGTGATTTCAATATCTGTTTCCATCTCACTCTTCATTAAGTTCTTCGTATTCAGCTTCCTCAATATCCGCATCGCGCAGCAGGCGCTTCTTCTCGGCCTTCTCGATGGGAAGGTTCTCTATCAAGTTCAGATAGAAGCCTTTATTGTGCTTGGAGGCAATCTCCTTCAGGGAGGCCTTGCTGTATCCCAGGTCTTCCGGAGTAAGTTCGGGAGATATCAGGAAGACAATCCCCAGGTTACGGTCGGCTTCGGCAATCTCGGCGGCACGGCGACGGCACTCCAGGGCGGCGGCATAGCACTTGCCCTGGGTCTTGTAGTCACCGGCAGCCGCACATAGTTTGGCAAGATCCTCGTACTTGTCGGCATAGTTGGACTCCCACACCTTGATGGACACATTGTTGTCGATATTGAAGTAATTGATGGCCGTATAAATGCGTGCCTTACATGTACGTTCATCCACATTTATCTGCTGCTGGGCATTGATGCGCTGGCGCAGCTGCTTGGCGGCACGGGTGATGTTACGCTCGTATTCGTAAATCTCCGCAGCCCATTGCAGCTGTTTGAGGAATAACTGCACATCGGCAGGAATGCCATCACACTTCCCGGTGGTGAGGAATGCGGATATCAAGTCCGGATGTATCTTATCAAGGGTGTCGAGTCTGGTCATATTCCAAAGAGTTGGTTTCTTAAGTCTTTGACTGTCCGTTCCTGCTTACGTGTTTCCAAGGTCTCAATGGCCGACACATCACCGGTCTCGGCTTTCTTGGCAAGTTCGGCATCGATATTGTATTCTCCCAGGGCACAACCGTTACGGTAGGCGTCGTAATATACGTCACCGAGTATCGACAGACGGACTATAAGTGCCGTTTTTTCTTTCCCACGCAGGCCGAGAAGCGTACATATACGGTGGGGAGTGTACCCCAAGGCACCGAAAGTACGCACTTGGGATACATATTCGTCACCTATCAAGGTGGCCTTATCGGCATTTGAAGTTGGACTGATTTCATTTTTCATGTTATTGTTCTATTTCGTTGATGGTCTTATATATCTGATATATCACTTGCGGCACCATGGCATTTCCATAGGCTTTTATAGCTTCTGTCCTCCATTTGGAATAAGAGTTTTGACGGATGGACCGGGAGCCTTTAAAAATGGCATCAGTATCCAATAGGTCGGAAATCCCATCATCTCCTCGACAAATAGGGGGTTGAGTTGGGAAGTCTTCCCAGTACCGTAATCCGCATGTATTTCCCCACGCAGACTCGTTCTCTGGAGAGAGGGATTTTTCCTTGTCGAGCCTCCCTTCCAATCCGATGCAGTCGGTGTGCTCATCAGATGGAAAATCCTTCCAAGTCCCACACTTCCGTTCGAACCGTTCTGATTCACTTTCCGAAACATCCCGTTCTTCGTAATGATAAAGCGGTCGTTCTGTCCTATTACTGCACCAATTGAACTGTCTGCCGCTTGAGGAGTAGGAAGAAGTCCCCCATAAACAAGCTGGCTTAGCAGACTGTTGTATGTCGTTCCGTTCCTGTACCCCTTTTTGAGTGTCCTTTCCTTCATTTTTTCCGGTGCTTCGCAACGTTGGACAGTCGTGGGAGTCTGCAACAAATTCGTACGGAGGTATTCTGCCATCCGTATCCGATTTTCCTTCGCTCCTTTTTTTTCGTAATCTGAAGCTGTTGTTATAAGCGATGAACCAGACTCTGTCTCTTCTATGGGGTGCACCGACGGCACAAGCCGGTATAACAATCGGTTGGACAGTATATCCTTCGGCTTCAAGGTCCTTGCAGATGGTTTCGATGACAAACTCTTGTTTATCCTCGTACTCCGTAGCCGGGATATTTTCCATGTCAGCCTTCTTGCTGGGTTGTACCATTGATAAGATGCCAGCAACATTCTCACCAATAACCCAAGGCGGTCTGATTTCCCGTATGGCACGTTTAAATTCCGGCCAGAGGTAGCGGTTATCTTCTGTTCCCTTTCTCTTTCCGGCCACACTGAACGGTTGGCATGGAAATCCTCCCGTGAGGACATCAATTGTTCCTTGCCATTCTCTAAAATCTGTTTTTGTGATATCCTCATAACTTTTTGAATTAGTGAACCAATAATTAAGTACTTGTCTGCAAAATGGGTTGATTTCGCAATGGAATACATTTTCCCAACCCAACCAATAAGCGGCCAATTCCGGCGCACCTATTCCGCTGAAAAGTGATGCATGTCTCATTGGATTACCTTGTTTGGGGCAGTCATAATCTTTGCTGTCTGTTCCACATCCAGTAATTCTCCGTTCCGGACTAACCGGATGGGCTGTTCAGGGAACATGGCGCGGTATCGGTGAATGGTGGCGGTGACATATTTCGGGTCTATCTCCATAGCATGACAGATACGGTCTATCTGCTGGCATGCCATGAGGGTTGAACCGGAACCAGAGAAGATGTCGAGGACTATCTGACCGGGAGTGCTGGAATTGGATATGGGATATGCCATAAGGGCTATGGGCTTCATTGTCGGATGTATGGCATTGCGCTGCGGCTTGTCGAAATTCCAGACAGTAGTCTGCTTACGGTCGGAATTCCATTGATGTCCGGCACCCGGTTTCCAGCCATAGAGACAAGGTTCATGCTGCCATTGATAATCCTGGCGTCCCATCACCATAGTATTTTTTACCCAGATGCAGCATTGTGCAATCTTGAATCCCGCTTTCCTGAGAGAAGCCCGGAAATTCTCGCCTTCACTGTCCGCATGGAATATATAGTAGGATCCTCCTGGCTTGAGTACGGCGAACATGACAGAAAACACTTGCCTGAGAAAGGTGGCGAACAAGTCGTTTTCCATGGAATCGTTCTGAATGGTGAGTTCCTCCTCTGTACTGCCTTCATAGTTCACGTTGTACGGCGGGTCTGTGACGCACAAGTCCGCATGCTGCCCGTTCATTAGCGCCGTGATGTCCGCTTTGGAACGGCAATCGCCACACATCAGCCGGTGACTGCCGAGCAACCATATATCGCCGGGTCTGGCAATTACAGTATCTTCAGATGCAGGAACATTAAAATCGGTGGCATCTTCCTGCACATTTTCCGACTCATGCTCTTGGGCAAACAAGGGAGATAGCTGCCCGAAATCAGTGGTCTTGACCTCATAACCCAGGTTGAAGCGCTGCAGGGTGTCAGAATCTATATTATATTTTTTGAACAGCAGGGTATCCGGATTCCTGGTGGCAAACTCGGAATTATAGGCTGCGATTTCCTCTACCGCTTCCTTCTTGTCTGCCGCAAAAATGGGTTCATAAGGTATTTCCGGTATTGTAAACCCGGACTTGCGCAATGCAAGCAGTGCTTTCCGTCTCTGATGGGCATCGATAATCCAGAGCTTTCCGTCCGGATCCTGCCAGGCTTTGAATGCATACTTGAAACCACGGGTGATGATAAGCATCTGCAGTTTCGATAATTTGTCAGGATCAGACTTCTTGAAGTCCTCCTGAAGCTCCAAGAACGAATCCAGCGGGGCAGTAGGCAAACCACCCAAATTAAATACTTCTATCAGCTTTTCCATTTTACTTCGAATTGAATTTTTGCAATATTGCTTTGAACAGTGATTCCCGTTCACGGTGACGTCGGAGATTCTCCTTGTCTTGGGTGCGCTTGTTTTGCCTGTCAGCGCGTTTCAGGTAACACTCGTATCTGCGGATATTGTCCGTCACGTTCTTATGCAGGCGCAGGAACTCCTGCGGGTCCGTCTGCAGCAGCTTCTCCAGTTGTGCTCTCTCTGACTGGTGGGCTATGAGCGGATGAATGTAGAGGAACTTCCCAGTGTCGTTGAACGATTGCAGCTCATCGAATGCCTGGAGATTACGGATACGCAGTTCCACCATGTCCATGATGTCACGCTTCTGCGGTTTTCTTTCCAGACTTTCGTCGAGCTGCTTCATCTGTTTCCAAGTGACCACACGGTCGTTGTAGATGAGTGTGGCTATTTGGACTTGCGGGTCGAAGAGGTTGTCCCAGTCGATTTGCGGGTATTCCTCTTGTTTTTGGACTTTTCCGGAGTTTCTTTGGCCGGCTCTTTTTTTTTCTCTTCTTCCAGAGCCTGCTCAGTCTCCTGGGCACGGGCTTCCGCTTCATCCCTGGCTTCCTCCGCTTCATCGGCACGCTGTTCGGCTTCTTCAGCACGGGCTTCCGCTTCCTCAAGCGCTTGTTTCAACTCTTCTGCCGAGTTGTCTGCCGGAGCTGCTTCAGGCTTTTCCACGTCATCATGTGGACCGGTCTCTTCAGTATGTGTTGTTTCCCCTTCGGGCATTTGCTGTTTTTTTTCGGCCGTTTTTTTCGTAGCAGGACCTTTTGTTTTCTTTTCTCCGGCATCTTCAGCCTCTTTTGCCTTTTTTGCAATCATAGCCCGGCGATACTCACGTATTTCCTCACGTGTGGCACAATCTAACAGTGCATAAAGGATATCATCGGCATAACGTTTGGGGTTGCGTGAGAATGTGGCAAGCTGCGGAAATCCAGGAACTTCTTTAGCCAGTAACTCAAGGTCATATTGTGCCACATCCAGATTCCGGAGAGCTACGAAATGTGTCTTCTTTTCTTTGAAACTATACATAACATACAGATTTAATTCTTACAAGCCAACACGCTGCCTATAAAGGAATTATGCAGGCTTGTAAGAAGTTGTTTTTACTAAGCTGTCTGCACTCGGCTGCCGGATACCTCGACAAGTGTAGAGGCATCAAGCACCATGAAGGTGATGGAAGAACCTGCCTTGGCTGTCCAGGTGGCGCCGTCCTCCAGTACAAAGCTGTTGCCGTCGGCAATGGTGGCCGCCTTGTCGGTACCGGTACCCTCAAGCGTGATGTAACGTCCCTTATCATTGGCTGTCAATCCGCTGACAGTGGAAATGGAGTATGTGCCTTCACTGCCATCGGGGATTGCATAACGGTTGTTGGTGGATTTAATGGCAAGTGCCGTTGCATCAGCCGTGTGAGCCGCTGCCGGAGCACGGACAATATCGCCCGTATACTTATAGTACTGGTCAATGCTTGTACGTGTGAAGGTATAGGTTACATAACGCCCGTCCTTGTCGTTTTTGGACTCGAAGGAGGAGAGTACCATCGGACGGTCATAGTTGCCGAGAATGTACCACTGCGCATCGCCCACTTCCTTGAAAAGGATGATGAACTTGCCTCCGGCATGCTGTTCAATGAAATCGAGCAGCTGGTCACGCATGCCGCCCATGACGGCAACAAAAGTGTTGGTACCGCTGGTGGTAATGTCACCCTTCTCGCCGGTTGAAGTGTAGGTGGGAATATCGTGAGCCGCAAAGTACTTCATGTATTGTCCGGCTTTCATCGGGATGGTGCTTATCTCTCGTTGCTGGTTAGGAAGCGGAAAGGGCACATCGGAATTTACCTGGTCGATATCCACCAAATAAATCTTATAGGCGATGTTTGAGCCATGCGTTTTTCGGTCGGATACGTCATTCACGTCACCGATGACCATCATGGCGGCCAGTGTGGTACCGGAAAATCCGTAAATTCCCAGCACAGAACCGGGAGACATGACCATGTCAAGAATAAACACGAGTGCCAGAAGCACCATCAGCGAAAGGAAAAACCGGACCTGCATCTTACGGGCGGCCTGGTTCCCTTTACGGAAAGGATTTGAAATTCTTTTTGCTTTCATACAATTTTAATTTTTAAGTTATAAAAAACACGGAGCGGGCTTAAGTGGACCCGCCCCGCGCTATCTGAAAACAATCTGTTCTTATAGACAAGCAATTATCTGACTCCAGGAATGTTGGGCTGGAGTGCAGCGTTCACCTTGCGTACACCGCCTACCTGACGTTCCAGTTCCAGGAAGTTCCCCTTGCTGTTCAGGATTACCATGATATAGTCACCCTCTTTGGTAGGAGTATAAGCTTCCGTAATATCGGCGAACTTGTCCGACTTGGCGATGGTAGTGGCATTCTCTGTGCTGCCACATTCAATGATGTAGGCTACACCGGCTTTGGCTCCCGTAATGTCCGTAATGGCTTTGGCGGCAGTGTTGGCCGCTGTTATCTGCCAGAATCCCTTTGAAGCATCGACAGTGGTCGCGTCTGCTGCCATATCGACGGCAGGTTTGTTCATGAAAATCTGCTGCCATTCGTAATTGTTGGCCTTCAGTTTATCCAGACTGTCAAAACGGCGGCCGGTGAACGACGCTGCACAACCCTCTTTCCAGGTGGACCATGCCTTGACAAGCTCCATGTCATCCTTTACCTTGATGGAGAGCATCTCGCCCGGTACGAACTCCAGGAACTGGAGGTTGCCGGGAACGTCTATGAACATGAGAGGAAGCTGGCCGAGGTAAGGCAGCCAGATGATACGCATATTCGTGTCAGGAACCACGAACTTGTAGCTGTCTGGACCGGTAAAATCAATGTCCTTTCCATATTTGGCGCGTACATTCTTAATCCACCAGGGCAGATGGGTCTTATTCAGATAGAGGACGTGACGGTCAAGGTCCATGTCTTCAGTGCAGGACGTGACTACATCGCTGACAAACTCCTGAACGGAATCCAGCATGTTGGAAGCCGTGTAGCTGCGATAGGACTCGTCGTCATGGGGAAGGATCTTGAACTCATGCATGTAGCGGACCAACGTGTATATGATTCCGGTCGATGCGTTCAGGTAGCTGCCTGCGACACCCGTTTCCGGTTTGACATAGATACCGCGCATACGGCGTTTGTTCTGCTCCACCTGAGCGGTTTCCAATGAGTTCAGGATGCAGAACTCGATCATGTTCCATTTGATAGGGTCGGAGCCTTCCTTGTTCAGATAGGCGATGTACATGCGTTCCAGCTCTTTCATCGGACCGAACTTGAGCTTGATCATCGCATCGTCCACATGGCCCATCTCGTTCTCAAGCTTCATGTCACCCTTCCAGATTTCACCCTGTTGGTAAGCTTGGGAAACTTCGGAGAAGAAGGCATTGAACACGAGGTCATGGTCCTGAATTCCATAGCGGACGGGGAAATACTGCGTGAGGTCGCGGACTGCGAGTACACGGGCTATCAGGGCATCCTGACGCAGAACCACATACTGGTTACCCACACCGGCTGTGTTCACCCCTTCGTAATTCGTACTGAATTCTCCGGCTGCCAGGCGTTTGGCGTCAAGCATGCCGTTTCTGTGCAGATAGCTGTAACGCTGCTGCAGTGAACGGGAGAAAGTAACGGCCTGTCGACGGAAAGCGGCTCCTTCATTCTCTTCATCCCATGGACCGAAAGAAGAAGCTAAGGCCGGATTGACAGCAATCCTATTCCAGCGTTCGGACATGGAGAACATCGGGTTTTCGATACCGAAAAGATACTGGGAACGGTCTGCCGGTCCCGTGAACATGATGGAAGAGGCTGTCACTGTCCGGGAGGGGATATCGTCCTCCGCACGGTTATTCATATTGTCAACCAGACTTTGCACGGCAGTGGCCAGTTGCACTAGGCCTTCACCGTTGGCTGGCTGTGCTACGGTCTGCACCGGTCCATTCCCGCCGTTTCCCTCTTCCGTGGCTGTTGAATTGGTTTGTACCGGATTGACGATACTTCCAAGAATGGACTGTACCTGGTCAATCTGTTCCTGGGTGACGGCAACCGTTTGCCGTTGCGCCGCCTGGTCCGCAGCCAAGTCATCCTGAAGGATAGACTGATACTCCTGATTATAGGAGTTGACTATCTGTCCCCATTCTTCCTGGGTCAGTTGATTGGCTTTCGCTTTGTCCAGCAGATTCAGTTTCTGCAGGACGGTCTGAATTCTTTCCTTTAAATTCATGATAAACAAAAGTTAAGTTATAAATAGTTGAGAGCACTTCTTTTTATATTCTCAATCTCCATATAGCTGCGACCGAGTTCTACAGCCTTAGCCACAGCTTCGGGAAAAGTCATGGAGGCGTCAACCAGCCCTTTATCGATGGCATGCGGAGTATCGAACGTTTCACCACGGAATACCGGATCGTCTTCCGGCAGGTTGCCCAGTTGCGGTCTGGACGCAAGAACGGCGGCAAGGAACTGTTCATTGGGTGGATCCAGTTCTTCTTTGATATACTGTTCCGGGTTCCCTCTGAGCAAGTCATCCGTCTTTTTATTCTTCAGGTCTGATTTCGTGGCTTTGGCCTGGATGAGTTTGAGACCCATCTTTTCGAACCATCCGTCATAGTTACAAGTGGAAATCATGGTTCCTATGCAGCCGATGGTATCATAGGCCGTGAGTGCGGCAATGAAACTGGAATGGCAGGTTATATAATAGCTGGCCGAACAGTTGCACTGCTCCACCAATGTCATGACGGGTTTGCCGAGTGAGCGCATCGTCTCACTGAGTCTGTCCATATACCATGCTTCCCCTCCCGGAGAGTTCACATGCAGGAAATGGCAGGTTATGGCCGGATTGGCTTCTGCCGCAAGCAGGTCCCGTTCGAACTGCTTGGAGGAGAAATACCACTGACAATCTGAGGTGATGAATCCCCAGATACGGTGATAGGCGATACTGCCTTCAGGAAGTTCGTCAGAAGAGAAGTCATCGGTGACGGTTATACCCTGGAGTTCTGAACGGGCCTTCATTTCCTGCTGAAGAAGTGAAAGGGCCTTTTTCGATGTCTCTTTATATGTGGGAGGATTTTCATTGAAGAAAAAGGATGTCGGCTGCAGACTGTCAGCGGACACCAATGGAAAAGCCTCTATCATGGCAGAAGACAAGCCCTCTGCCGTGATAAGAAGCCGGTGTATATTTAAAGTAAGAAGCTGGCGTAGATAAGTTCTGTTCATTGCGTATCTTTTCAGCGAAGATAGGCAGCCTGCAGAAAGGGGTGAAGGACGCTACAATAGCGGGGAACTGAGCATTTTGCATTCAATTTTCAGAGTCGCCGAATTCAGATTGGGCGATATCGAGACAATGGCGGGTATTTTTTTGTCCCCGATCCGGAAACTCCGGTGCCTGGTGTCAGTGAACTCGACAATGCAGAACCTGCCTGCCAGGAAGTCTTTCATCACTCCGGATGGAGGAAGGCTTATGCTTATATCTTTATTGCAATTGAAACAGCGGCCCGCCTCTGAAGATTCCGGTACCGGAGTAAACTCAAACTCATCGGCCATGAACCGATAGACATCCTGGCGCATGTTACTCACCGGATAGACTTTAATCTGAATGGAAAGTTCTTTCATATTAGGATATTTATTTGTAATTCAACAAGTTCGCCATACATAGGACATTTTGTCCGCCATTTTGGGACAAAACGCATAGTTCGGTCGGTGATTTTTTAGCCGTTTTTTAACTTCTTTTTATATTCGCGGCGTTTTTTCCGCTTGCGGATGTTCTCCCGCCACCGATAGAAGTTCTTCAGCAACGCATCCTCACTGATGCTGTCTATGCAATACGCACATAGGAAATTGTGAACGATATCGATATTGTTCAACTCATGCCCGTTCAAGTCGTTCTCGTCCATTGCCGTATGAAGTTCCCGGTTGAACATCCTGCGTATTTCCGTTTCTATGATTTTGGCCGACCGTGGAGACAGATAGTTGTATATTTCCGGATCCTTACCGATACGCCTCTCCGGGAGTATGATAGTCAGATTACCGTCATCTATGGGAGACTGGTTCTGATGACGCCGCGACATCAGTGTCCATATCACATGGTACAAGTCCGTATTGTCAGGAATACGGAAAGGTTCATCCGCACCGTTGTTGTACTTTCCACGCAGATATTCAGCCAGGTAAGGTGTAATTGAAATACTCGTCGTAATCATGCTCATTTCCTTAAAAAAATTTTTTGAAACCGTTTTTGTTTATTTTTGCTTCCAACTGTCCTACAGTCCAACAGCATTATTAAAGTTACTGATTATTATTTAGTTATACAAATTTACTATAAAGAAAATACTGTTGGAGGACGTCCAACACGTCCAACAAGCCGCATTTTTTGCCGTTTTTGTTGGACGGAGCCAGTTGGATGGTTGAAAAACGGCAATCCAACACGTCCAACAGCGTCCAACAAGACAACGCCATTGTAGTATATATATATGATTAAATAGAAAATATATACTACTATACAACAGAGAGTTACATTTTAAAATCCTTTCTCTTGTTGGACTGTTGGACTGTTGGACGCCTCTTTTGAAATATTTTCTTTTCAAAACTCCCTCTATATTGCTTGTCTTTTTATTCCAGGGGGTCTGGGGGATGGAGTAGGGGGGTATCATAAGATACCAGGGTGATGAAACCGAACGAAATGTCCGCAAATCGGAATATAAAAAAGCATTTATTCCCGATGGGACGGCCACCGGGAATAAATGTCTGGTTTGTGATATAGGAAAATGTAACATCAGAAGTCCAGCTCTTGGGGGGCACCGATTGCTCCGATAGGGTCATTGTCGGGATTATTGTCAACACGGGATTCTTCAGAACCGCGTTGCAAATCAATGCTATATAATTCTCTGAAAATTTCGTAGTTGATAGCTATGCAACTGGAATTGGTACACTTCTTCTCAACTTTACGCACCATGTCATTGTTGAGCTTTACCGGAATTCCGGTTTCATTGGGAGTATCTTCCTCGAAACCGCCGCGTGGTACCTCCACGACTTCATACCAATTGAACCGGCGTGCATGGACAAAGCCCAGGTAACTGGGATGGGAGCGGAGGTTCTGCTCGATGGTCGACTGCGTTGAGTCTTCCTGATTATAAGAAGAACGTGCGTACTGCGTATAGATGGTACTGACGCGTAGGAATAACACGCGGGTTCCTGCAGGAATAGGAACCTCCTTTTTCTCTCCTCCGGGCAGCTTGATGGTGATTCGTTCCGGTGTATCAATGGCGAAGTCCCTGCCTTCCCTGATTGCCTTGGTATCAATCATCACATCCATAGCCTTGAAGAATGTGGCCAGTTTATCCGTCTTGGAAATCAGTTCCACCTGGAATTTGATTTTATCGCAGGCTATTTTAAAAAACTCCTCATAAGTGAACGGTAATTTCAATTCTGTATAATCCTCAATCAGTCTGCATGTCGCCAGAAACAATGATGCAGTCTTCATGAGGCGGTCAATCTCACCGGCATTTATCAGCGCCTGCTTCAATTCATCATAGGATTTCTGCTTCAGTGCCCGGAAATGCTGCATTACCAGCGGACGCAGCTGAAGGACTTCAAAGAGGACATTCGACAACCCGATTTTGGCCGGATCCTCTATATCCTTGAGTTTGTTGAAAAGCTCCACTTCCTCCCTGGTCCGGTTTTTCGGTTTGGGGACTTCGCAGACTATAATACGTGACATGAGTGCATTGTCATCACGTTGGGGAGTTTCCTGGCCGCAAATGACAACCGGCGCGTACACCTTGTCGTTTTCTATCTCCTTGCCGGATGTGCCTTTACGCTTCTGTCTTCCATCGCCATCATATACTATTCCTTTAAGTGCCTGGAACTTTATATCTGATATATCCTTATTGTTGTATTCATCAAGGACAACCGGAACATCCCGGAAAGTGCTCATCAATGTGGACATGGCGGCATCGGTACCGATGTTCAGGTTGAAAATTGGTATTTTCGGAGATATGAATAGGGAACGGATGGATATCGCAATCTGTGTTTTTCCGGATGACATCGGTCCCATAAAGAATGGCGCTGTAAACAAACGGTCTATGCAGTGTATATTGCTTCGGAAAGCGCACATGATGGCAAAGAGAATGGCCCATTTCCCGTTGTCATTGATTTTATATACACGGTCCATCAGTGAGGCCCATTCGTCGAAAGTACAACGTTTGTCTATAGGGATTTCCTTATAGACAAGCTGTGAAATAAGTTCATACTTGTCGGACTGCTTGCCGGAACCGGCATATATGGTGGAGAATGCCGGCAGATAATAGTTCTTGCCATTGTGGGTGACCACTCCAAGCTCATTTACCGCATCAAATCTCGGTATTCCGTCAACAACATGGAAGATGCCGTTGGCAAAGGCAAAAAACAGCTGGTCTTCCCGTCGGGAGAAACCGTCTTCTTGTTGGTTCCCGTATGTGGAAACCTCTGTGCAAGTAACATAATGTCTGCTCATATATTCACGTATTTTAGTCCAATGTTTCTCTTCACCATTGGTGAAGTTGACTGCTTCCAGCATAATTAGCTTTTCCTCAATAGTGCTTTTCTTGGCCAGGACTTTGGAATTCACCTCAATGTAAAGCGGTGTCTTGTAATAACGGCGGTTTATTCTAAGGACACGCTTGTTTTCCTCGTCGTTGTCCGAGTAAATATGCAAGAGTGGAATCATATAGAAGTCACCGACCATGGTATGGCCGGACTTCTCATTCTTGAAAAGGTAGCATACCGGCTCCCCCTGCTTGTTTAACTTCGGATAGTAATTGCATTGCTGGAACATCTGCAGATATTCCGGATTGTCCTGGACATAACGGGGAAGTTCGTCCGGGTCATAATTCTCTTCAGTATAGTCATCGTCCGTCCGTTGTGCATTGATGGCCATGCGTGATTTGCGTTTGGCCAGATAGGGCTTGAGTATTTCATTCAAGGCTTGCTTGGTCAGCCCCAGGCAATTCTGAAAGTAGGTAAAGTTGATGATGCGTACCGAATCTTCCGCGTAGCTGATTATTTCAGCACAACGTTCTATATAGGGAGCACGCTCGCCATTATAGGTCTTAAAAAAAGATTTGTGCAGGAATACATAGAATTTCGCGAAATTGAAAGTCTCGATGATATCGTTCGTCTCTTCATCCATATTTTCCCCGTCATCGCTTTCTTCCTCGTCATCATTATTATCCACATTCCGTTCAACCGTTATGGTGATATTGGAAATACCGGCACGGAAAATGGCAGATAGTCCGGCAAGGTAACCGGATTCCGTACCGTCTTTTGCAATAGTAAGGCCATCACTGTCAGAGGTGAACATCTGGCTTGCCTGACGCAACTGCTGTATGTCGTTCATTCCAGGAATGCCATGGACGTATGCTATGGGAGCATCTCCATACAAGGTGAGGAACTCCTGATAATCTGATGTCAGGATGCAAGGCTCATTTCCGCTACGTGCCTCCGCAATCATATCGATACCATATATGCCGGGAGCCATCTTGTCTTTCTCCTTGATGGAAGCTGTCTTCCGCTGCCGCAAGATGGAATTCACTTTCCGCTGGATGACTTCCGTGTTGCAGCCGAAAATCCCGGCTATTATCTCTATGCACTTGAGAAGAAGCGTTTCCGAAGGGATGACAGATATGAGGGTTGAAAGCCGTTGCATTGCCTCTTCCTCTCTGTTTGGGTCGGTTCCGGGATTCTTGCCTCGTAAGGAGATGGTAAAATATTGAAGGAAATTTTGTTCCCGGTTTGCAAGCCATTTCCCGGTTTCAAGTTTCTGCTCCTGGGCTATATTATCAGGATCTTTCCCTTCAGGAAGCGGAACTGCACTGACCTGGAAACCCGCACGCAAGAAAGCCTCACAGTTGGCCAGTGACGCTTTCAGCCCGGCTGTATCCGCATCATATACAAGTATCACGCGATGGGTGAATCGGCCAAGCAGCTGTATCTGTTCCGGAGTCAGTGCGGTTCCGCTGGTGGCAACGGTATTGCAGACACCGAACTTGTGCATGGACATGGCATCGAACTGACCTTCGACTATATACGCACAATCATACCTTGCAATGGCAGTACGTGCCTGGTACAGACCGAAAAGGTGAGTGCCTTTCTTGAACAACGGCGTGTCCCCGGTATTGACGTACTTGCCGGTGTTTTCCTGCGGGGTCAGCCAGCGTCCGGTATATCCGTTTATGTTGCCCTTGATATCAAAATAGGGAAACATGATGCGGTCCTTGAAAGTGTCGAAGGTGAAGTTCTTCTCGCTTCTCTTCAGGATGTCCGTTTCAAGCAGCTTCTGTTCGGAAAATCCGGCTGCAAGCATCTCCTTTTTAGCCAGGTTACCTGTCGGGGCATATCCAATTCTGAAATCCTTCAGGACTTTGTCATCCAGGCTGAACCCTCTGTCATGCAGATAAAGTTGCGCTTCCGGAAGATGCTTCTCGAAAAAGAATGCGGCGCCTTTCATCGCTATACGCTGCGCTTCACGTTCTTTTACCCTGGCCGTTTCCTCGTCGGACATCACCCGTTCAGGAAGAGAGATTCCCGCACGGCCAGCCAGCCAGGTGACAGCCTCGTTGAATGACATGTTTTCATGATCCTGGACAAACTGGATGACATCCCCTCCCTTGCCGCAGACGAAACACCTGTATGTCTGTCTTGACGGACTGACGGTCATCGACGGATGCCGGTCCGGATGAAACGGGCAGATCCCTATATAATTGATACCTCTCTTGTGAAGGGATACAAACTGGCCGATCACGTCCGTAATCTCGTTGGCATCCTTTATTCTCTGTTTTAATTCGTCATCAATCATTGTTCTTCAAATATGCAAAGTTGACGCGCTGCGAATGCCTCCTCCAGTGTTATGCCGAAATACTTCGACAACGCGATATATTCTTCTTGGTTTATATTTTTTCGGCCATAGAAAATATCCCACCAGCGCATCTGGTTGATGCCTACCTCCTGGTAGAAGGCACGGTTGGGCATGAAATTTTCCGGATGCCGGAATTTCAGTCGGAGAATCTCCTGCACCAGATTCCGCTTGACTGTCTGTCCCACTACAATATGCTTCCGGTGCATATATAACTGTACAGCCAATGCGGATCTTCCCAAATGCTCCGCCATTTGTTCCAATGTCTTCTTATTGACATTTTCCCGGACGTATCTGTCCTCATCGGGTTGCCATCTTCCATTGTTCATAGCTTTCTTTCCTCCATATCTGTGTATAGTCTTCATTGAATTCGTATTCAGGGTGCCCGGTGATATAGCAGCAACAGAATTTGATAAATAGTTCCTGCTGCTCCGGTATGACCGAGCCCCCGATATCATAGTAATGCATGACCTTGAGCTTGTCGAGGGCACTATATACCCTCGTCTCAAACTCAAGAAAAGCGTCGACGCCAAGCGTCTCCAAGAAACAGTCTATCCAATCAAGATTTTCCATTCTATATTTCAATAGGCTTTCCATATCATCAAGGACGTTATCTGCTCCTACAGTTCCCGCGTTTCCTTCAGGCTCCCAATGAACAAGTTCATCAGTCTCGCATATAGTCCGGAAGCTTCCTTCAGATTATCCGGATTCTTGCCGGTAAGCTGCACCTTCATATTATCCTTGGAGTAGTCATGGCATATAGCCAAGTGCAGCTCCCGGTTCCGGTCATCAACTACCGAGACCTTCACTTCCTCCACCACACTCCCCAGTTCTGAGGCATCCAACCACAAATATGACTTTTCATCTGTCTTCAGATGGCAGTACCGATGTACCTTGCCACCTTTACGAATTAACTCCACTTCGACGATTGTCGCTACTTGATTGGTACGCAGAATGCGTACCTTCTGACCTTTCTTCATTGATATTTCTTTTTTATTCATTATTGATTTGTTATTAGTCAATTAAAAAGGTCTTGTATTCCAATAGTTAAGCCAATGCCCGAAACAATCACATCGGTTCCCGTCATTTTCCTTACGGACAAAAGCGAGATTGTTTCTATCAATCAATGGCTTATCGTAAGGGTATTGTTTTACTCTGATTTTATAGGCTCGTAGCGCAAGCCTACGGTTCTTTATTTTATTCATACCTTCTTTTTATTAATCAATTATTTCAAATGTAACTTTTACTTTTTTACAGCGAAAGCCTTTCTTATACATCTGTTTCCATGTTAAACCAGTTCCGTCCAGCCAGTATCTGACACAATCTCTTCGGTAGTACTTTTGAGTATTCATCACAAGTGTACCATCTGGATAAGCTATCATGTACATTATCTCTTTACGCATAATGTTTCTTTCTTTATTGTATTGATTATTCGTTTATATTAGGAACCTGTCCAACTTTTATATAGTAGTCAATGCTTTCAGGTGCAGAGGGTATCTTTCCTTTTATCATATCAACTACATAATTCCATGAACGCATTACGTTCCGATCTAAACATGATTCTCTTTTAGGGGAATCAAGCGCATTTGCTACCATCCGAAGTGTATCAGCTATTTCTTTTAGCTCCCAAAGAGGGACTTTTATCATTTTAGTCAATTCGCTCATATTTAATTTGTTACTCGTTAAATGACTACCATCACATTTCTTTTTATAATAAATATAGTATCCGTTATATAGTATGTGATTGCTTGCCTTTCAGCATCTCTCAGCAAGTCTTTTTTTAAGATTTGATAGTAGGAGTTGGTACACTCTGCGTAAACCATTACCTCTCGTACCCTTTTTAAATCATCCAAAAAAGATTACGGATTATGCTTCTTTATCAACTTAGTTCTCATCTCCTTTTTTATATTTTATCTCAAATACTTTTTTTACAGTATCGCAGATAATGGCCACTATAGGTATTGCACAAACAAGCGCACAGCTAATCCCTCCCCAATCCATTGTTCTATATTCATATTTATTCGATTACATTACAAAACATACACAACTATATGCTCCACTTTCAGGTATTCCCCCGAAGTCAACCCTGATACACAATTCTCCACAAATGACAAATGGCTTATCGCTCATCACCTTGCCATAGGCACCAAAATGTTCGTGAAAGACCTCTGAACCCGGTTTCATTGAGTCCAGTGCCTTTTTCATTTTCTCGGAGGTATAAACGGTTATCCATCTGTTGGAATAATTGTAATAAAGCAGTCCGGTACCGAGAGAATCGCACATCTTCAATACGGTTTCTTCCACCTTCTGCCGGCTGAATACGACGCTGGTCTGCAGCTTCTGCACCTTAACGTCCGGAAACTTCTTTTTGAATGTTGTTTTAGTAACCATGGTTCTTGTTATTAGATTGTTATAACTCTTTAAATTCCTGCTCCATCCGGCACTTTCTCACGTAAAGTCCATCAATAATGTACTGGGTACAATACTTGGGAAGGGGGATAACAACAAGGTCACGAGTACCCCTATCGGCATCACGATACACACAGCATTCCCTGCTACTTTTCAGGATTGAATCAAGCAGGGAATCACACTCTTCAATCTCTTCCTTGAGGGCTTTGGCCCTTTCAAACGACTCATTGTTCATATTATCTTAAAAATAATGGTGTGATGTACATAGAGGTGGGAATTTTTGCTTGGTAGAATATCCTGCCAACTCCAAGTTAAAGATGTCCTCTCCGATTTCTTTCCACGCCGAATATACACCATACATACATTCACGCGCATAGAAAGGCGGCTTGTAGGGGTCGCATACGCAGATTATCTGCACATGTGATTTTCTGTTGTATGATACCAGCTTCGTTCTGGAATCATCGAATAAATCTCCAACGACATGTTGGCCAGGGCGGATATTGTAACAGTAACTGTTGTCCTGATACACGTCAAGGGTCTCCCAAGGATATGTCGGGAAATCTGTCATTTTCATATCTTCTCCCATATTACCGCATATTAGATAGACAACCAATTGCAAATCCTATTATCCCAATATTTATCATCAAAACGATAATATCAAAGAGAAAGAGAATTCGGTAAGATCCGGATGCTTTCCGCATTGCCCAGACACATAGTATCAAGACTGCCACTATCACAATTAGCGATATCCACAAAAAAACAATCACATTACTCATCACTGTCCTATTTTTGCAAATTGATCTATCTTATCTGCCAAGGTATAATAGCCCATCACCTTTTCATAGGATATGATACAGACAATACTGTCACTGTCATGCTCCACAAGAATAGTCCACTGTCCCCCCTTGGCATTCTCATATACCTCGAGCCGAACCGGACGGCTGCGTGGGTATTTCTCATTCATAGCCTTAATCTGGTGCTCGATGTCACACTTCAGTGCATCCAGCGAGCATTCATCGGCAATCAGATGGCGGTCAAACTGTTGCACGTATATCTGTAATGCCCTGCCTTTTTTGTTGACATTGGCATAAGTCTTGATGTTGTCTATAAAGTATCTCATAGCATTCAGATTTTATGTATTTACCAAGTATTGCTCCATAAGTTCGGGGATATCTTCTATCATCTTCAGCATGCACTCATGCGGTGCATCGAGAAATGAAATAACAAGGATACTAAAGTCCTGGTCTATCTGCCGAACTTCGTCTACCTGCAGGTAGTCCAGCGCATCAACGGCATCGACGAAAGGAAGATGACTCTTGAGTGCAAATCCACAGTTGCATATTACTCTGCCCGAAGCCGTCGGACGTGGAATCCACATCCTGAACTGTCCGTCAGGAGTGGAAATGGAGGAAAAACCTTTGTTGTTATTCATGTATTCTGTTTATTAAGTTAGTAAATCATCGTCTCATATAGGGGAATCGAACCCCAGTCGCGGCAAATCTTAAGTATACCGCTACCATTTGAATGTAGTATGAGGGGCCGGACTATCTTCGCAGACCGCCACAGCCATAGAATACACATTAAACACAGATGGCACACCTCACGGTGAGCTTATTTCATTTGATTCCGGTGCCAGTAAGAAATCATCTCACCCACATTACGAACCTTGATTTTTGCCTTGATATTCTCCCGATGGCGGTTAACCGTACAAGGCGAGATATGCAGCTCTGCCGCAATTTCATCAGTTTGGCAGTTGGAGGTAATGAGCCGGAATACATCCATCTCGCGATCGGTCAGTGCTGTATCAAGTTCCGGTCTGCATATCACCCCTTCATGCTCACATTCACCCCGTAACGGGCATTTGACCTCCTCGAATACAAACTGTCCATCCTTGTTAATGTCAAGATTGTACTGGTCATACTCTCCGAAATTGCATCGGATGAAACGATGAACCACTCGGAATTCATAATGCCAACGATTCATCGTGCTGGCTGAATAGAGCTGCATCAGCCGGGCATGTGCTTTCGGATATCTGTCCCTGATGACAGCAAGCATGTGCTCAATAGTCGGGCGGTCGGTCTCCTTGAGCACAACAGCCGGTTGCCCGAACTCTTTCATCATCACCTCACCTTCAGGGGTGTTGTAGAATTCAATATTGGAGATAAATGCTACCATGTAATTTGAGTTGCTACACGTCCTTTTCTAATTTTATACCCAACATCTAACAAAGCTCTTTCATATTCAGGTTTTAAATGTCTGCTACTTATGAGGTATCTTGTTTTTCCGCTGCGTACCGCCGCCTCTACTTGAGACATTATACGTTTGAACTCTTTGGGCATCGTTTCCATCATCTTCTCATGTGCAGAAATCACTTGCTTATCCATAATTATTTATTGAGTTAATAATATCATTTATCAAAGTTACTTCCAGCGGTTTAAACGTATTGTATCGGAGCTTATAATAAAAAGTAGTATAAGACATACCGCTTTCGGAAAGTACCTTTTCTCTAAGGTCAGTCTTTTGCTTTTCGGTCAGTGCATTGTAATGGTCTCTAAGTACCATTTCTTTCAGATTTTGTTCTTTTTTCATGCTTAGTATAATTATTAGTGTTATATTTATACTGCAAAGGTGTAGAAAACTATTCTATTAGGCAAGTTTTCTAATCTATATTTATAATAGCGACTACTTATTTATACTTTATCTAAACAATAAAATATGTTCAATGGTCTGAAAATAAACAAATTGCTTGAAGAAAGGGGGATTACTAAAGTAAACTTGTTTACTCATATAGGTATATCTAAGAAAGGACTTGATGATATTATAAATGGAGTTCATGCGCCTAAGGTTACTTATGTAGAAGCACTGGCTGATTTTTTCAAGGTACCAATAGATTTCTTTTTTGATAGAGATATAAACTCTTCTGGTATTAATATAGGTCATCAAGTCAAAGGTAATGGAAACAAGGTATCAGGAGATATAACTTTAAGTGAATGTCAGAAAGAGCTTGAACACATGAAAACCCTTTTAGAAGAAAAGGATAAAATCATAACTGAGAAAGAAAGAACAATTCAGATATTAATGAATAAATAACCTTTAAAATATTATTTGCTATGAAACTTTTCATGGAAGAAATTGAAAATAAAAAATATGGAATAAAAGTATCAGGCTCTATACCGTTCCATATAGCCACAAGTTATGCGCCTACTAATCTTTGGATATTGAAAGATTCAGGTCTGGATACAGCATATGACATACGGACACACAATTTCCTTTTTAAGAAGGTAGTTGCCGTAATGGAAGTAATCACCAATATAGAGGGGCATGAATTGCACGGGCAGGTTGTCACTTGCGCCGAGGGGAGATATGGTAAATTGAGCAATCTGTTAATTAGTTTGGGAGATGGCGAATCTGGGTTCTATTGGAAACAATTGGATAATGAGTTTGAAGAACATCTCACTGATGAGCATGTTTATCTGATAGATTTGGATGACCTTAGACAATCAAAAGGATTTGAAAATCTGACTGTAGAACAATGTTTCAGTGAACTTCTTCTAGCAAATAGTTCAATGGAATATGACCTTCGAAAGTACCGTTATGTAGATACACGAAATGGGCATATTATGGATGCCAATGAGCACACACCAGAATAAATCTTGTTCTGATAAACAAATTATGATGATATACACTAATAGACAATAACAGAAGAATATACAGTTATACAGTTTTATACGCATCGGATTGTCAGCATCTTATCGTCAGTAGTGAAATTCCCGCTACCCCGACAGAAATTAATAAGCTACTGATTTTTCAGTAGCTTATTTTTGTATATACCCTCTTTCCCACTTATCCAAATAGCAGCGTAAAGCAACTCCCTTTTCCCACAGTAGACTGCACCGTGATATTCCCTCCATGCCGGTTCATCACTTGTTTACATAAACTGAGCCCGATGCCCGAACCGGAAGGCTTGGTGGTGAAGAACGGTACAAAAATCTTATCTTGCACTTCCGGCAGAATGCCTTCACCATTGTCATTGACAGTGATTAGGCATTGCCACGAGAGGGCGGGTAGCATCTTCACTTCTATCCGGGGATGCTCTTTCCTGCTACATGCCTCTTTGGCATTTTTAATCAGATTAATCAGTACTTGTTCTATCTGTGTCCGGTCTATCTGGAGTATGCGGTCGGTCTCCGGAAGCTCTATCCGGATATACTCTTCCGAAAACAGCTTCTGCAAATCCTGCAACAGCTCGCGGACGGCAACCGGACGACGGACGGGGGCGGGAAGTCTTGTCAGCTTCCGGTAATTCTCCACAAACTCCAACAACCCCTTACTACGGCGGTGGATAGTCTGCATTCCCTGCCGCATGACGGGATAGTTCTTTTCCGACATTTCCCGCTCGCTCAAGGTTTCGGAGAGGGAGATGATGGGAGTGATTGAATTCATTATTTCGTGCGTCAGCACACGTATCAGCTTTTGCCACGCTTCCATCTCATTGCGTTCCAGCACGCGGGTACGGAAATTCCTCATCGCTTCGGAAAGCTCGTCCACCATATCCTCCATAGACCGGTTCTTGTAGGGAGAACGGAACGACAGCATCATGTCGTCATAGCGCAGGCTCTCTGCCAGATGGCGCATCATGCGCACCTGCATCATCTGCAGGCGGTACAGATGAACGGCAATCGCCAGCAATATCAAAAAAGCCATCAGTGCACTGAACCACAGTCCGGCATCCACCAGCAGATAAACGCCGACCGAAAGGAAGGCTATGCCGATGATGTGCAGTGCCACAATCAATGAATATCGTTTCATAAGCCCAGTTTTTCAAGTTTCCGGTACAAGGCGAAGCGAGTAATGCCCAAGTATTCGGCGGCACGGGTCACATTTCCTTCACTGAGCCGCATGGCACGTTCCACAGCCTGCCGTTCCAATTGCTCCAAGTTGAGGACTTCTTCTTCCTTCTTCTGACGGGAAACAGAAGCTTGGAACATAAAGTTCTCCGGACGAAGCAGAGAACCGTCTCCCAATATGACAGCACGTTCCACTGTATGCTGCAACTCACGTACATTACCCGGCCAGGCATATTTCAACAACTTGTTTTTCGCCTCCCGGGTCAGCCCGCGCATCTCTTTCTGATATTTGCGGGCATACCGTTGCAGGAAATACTCTGCCAGCAGGAGGATGTCGTTTCCGCGTTCCCGCAGAGGTGGAATATGCAACTCGATGGTGTTGATGCGATACAGCAGGTCTTGGCGGAAGTCTCCTTCGTCCACCAGCCGACGGATGTCTGCATTGGTGGCGCAGATGAGCCGCACATCAATGGGCGTAGCCTGCGTACTTCCCAAACGACTGATACAACGCTTTTCGATGGCAGTCAGCAATTTGGCCTGCATGGGCAGGGAAAGGTTACCTATCTCGTCCAGAAAAAGCGTACCGCCGGTTGCCACTTCCATACGTCCAGCTTTCGCTTTCCGTGCATCGGTGAAGGCGCCTTTCTCGTAGCCGAACAACTCGCTTTCGAACAACTGTTCGGGGATACTGCCGAGGTCTATCGTGACAAACGGCTTTCCATAGCGGGGAGAATTGCGGTAAAGCATACGGGCAATCACATCCTTTCCAGTTCCATTCTCACCTAATATAAGAATGTTGGCATCCGCATCGCGCAACTTCTCCACAGTAGAGAAAACTTGCTGCATGACGGGAGAATCACCGATAATAATCTCTTCGGAGCCTCCCGTTGTGGCATTGCTCAGTACTTCCACCTGCTCTTTCAGCAGATTTATCTCGGTGCGCGAACGGCGCAACTTCATGCCCGAAGAAAGGGTCGCCAACAATTTTTCCTTCTCCCACGGCTTGGGAATGAAATCCGTAGCCCCCGCTTTGATGGCACGCACTGCCTTGTCCGTATCCGCGTAGGCAGTCATGAAGATGACCACTGCTTGCGGGTCGATACTCAGAATCTGCTTCAAGCTGTCGAAACCTTCCTGACCACTGATGGCATCACGGCTGAAATTCATATCCAGCAGAATAATGTCCGGACGGAAAGTGGTCATAAAATGCTCGATGCGGTCGGGGGTCACCGCCACCTTTATCTTCTCGGCGTAGGGTTCGAGAAGAAGGTTCAGTGCAAAAAGCACATCCTCGTTATCATCTACAATCAATATTTTACCAAACTGCTCCATATCTGTTTTCTTTTCGTGCAGGCAAGGCCTACACAATCCCACATCTCTTGTACGGGCAAAGATAAGTATAATATCCATGTGTTGTGCGTGCATTATCGCACTATTTTTGTGCGCAACTGCACACGTTTGGAAAGCTTCGAACCACAACAAACACTTATAATACAACAACTTATACTTATGGCATAGAATTTGAACTTTATAGAGTAAAGAAAACAACTATGCACCGGAATATATTTTTATTGCTTATTACATTCAGTCTGACGTCGAGTGCCGTTGCCCAAGAGCACACGTTGGAGCTGACTTTGGAAGAAACCATCGAGCAGGCCCGCCAGCAGTCGCCCGACGCCCAAAATGCCCGCCATAGCTTCCGTTCCGCTTATTGGAACTACAAATACTACTGTGCCAACTACCTGCCGACGCTCAAGCTTACTTCCAATCCCTATCTGGACCGTGCTATCAACAAAGTGACCCAAAGCGATGGCAACGTCAAGTTCATAGAGCAGAACCTGCTGAGCACTGACCTAACACTGAGCCTGACACAAAACGTGCCGTGGACCGGAGGAACCTTTTTCATTGAAACGGCTGCGCAGCGCCTCGACCTTTTCAGCAGTGACACCTATTCCTGGCAGACTTCACCCGTCAACATCGGATACAGCCAGTCCTTGTTTGGCTACAACAGCCTGAAGTGGGACCGGCGCATCGAACCTATCCGTTATCGCGAAGCCAAGAAAACCTACGTAGAAACCCTTGAGCTTGTTGCCGCCAATGCCACAGAGAAGTTCTTCAACCTGGCCAAAGCACAAAGCAACTACGAAATAGCCAACGCCAACTACGCCAATGCCGACACCTTATATATATATGCGCAAGGACGATATAACATCGGCACCATCAGCGAAAACGAAATGTTGCAGCTCGAACTCAACAAACTGACCGAAGAAACCAACTGCATGAATGCCCGCATCGAAGTGGAAAACTGCATGCAGGAACTCCGTTCCTACCTCGGCATCCAAGAAGACCTCCTTATAAAGGTGAGAATAGACAACCGCGTGCCCGACCTGCACATCGACCTGGATGCCGCGCTGATGCTTGCCAACGAAAACAGTCCGGAGATACAGAACATGCTACGCCGCAAGGTGGAAAGCGAGAGTGCCGTGTCGCGCGCCAAGGCCAATGCCGGACTGAAGGCAGACATCTACCTGCGCTTCGGCTTGACACAAACTGCCGACAAGCTGAAAGATGCCTACCGGAATCCACTGGACCAGCAGTACGTCAGCTTGGGCATTACCCTCCCAATCCTGGACTGGGGGCGCGGAAGGGGACAAGTACGCGTGGCCCGTTCTAACCGAGACCTTGTCTACACGCAGGTAGAGCAAGACAAGACGGATTTCGACTTGAACGTACGGAAACTCGTAAAGCAATTCAACCTGCAGGCGCAACGGGTAAACATAGCCGCCCGCACGGACCATACAGCCCAACGACGCGCCGAAGTAGCCCGAAAACTCTATCTGCTCGGCAAGTCCTCGGTACTCGACCTCAATGCATCCATCACGGAAAAAGATACGGCCCGGAGAAGCTATATAACGGCTTTGTACAACTATTGGAGTTTGTACTATATGACTTTGAAAAAGAGAGGCCACTGGCAGAAGACTTGGAAAGGGTTACTAATGAAGAATCTATACAGTAATAGAATCGTGGAATAGTTTTAGTAAAAACTGGCCGGAGATTTACTAAAACTCCGGTGACGATTTACTAAATCTCCGGTAAAGTTTTAGTAAAACTCGGAACCCTTATTCAGAAGTACTTCTGAAGGGGGTATCTGAAAAGTAAAAAAAGAGTATATAAAATATTGCATTATGGATATAAAACTTGAAAAGAAACCCTGGTACATCCGTTACCGCTACTATCTGGCGGGAGGCGTTGCCTTCCTTGCCTTCCTGATTTATGTAGTCACCCTTTCGCTGGGTCCCAGCAAACTGCGTATCGAGCAAGACAACATACAGATAGCCGAAGTCAAAAACGGCAAATTTATGGAATATGTAGATGTGGAGGGAGTGATTCAGCCCATCCTTACCATCAAGGTCAATGCACGTGA